ACCAAAGATATAGATGCAGCCATCTGGAAAGCATTTCAATCTTGGGATGTAGGATTTGATGCCATAAATGAGAAACAACAAAAGTCTCTCCCTTTTGCAATTCTTGCCCTTGAAATCTTTGAGCATGTAATGCAAGAGGAGGAATTCCGTCACCTGGAAGTAATGCACTGGCATGATATTCCAGCAGTGGAATTAGGGTTCAAAATCAATTTCCCTGGATCTCTTGGTATTTATAGATTCAGAGGCTTTGCTGATCTTATCATGAGACATGCACTTTCAGGTAAGCTCACAGTTCTAGAAAATAAAACATCTTCAGGCTCCTGGGTGAATCATTATTCATACAAAAATTCATCCCAAGCACTTGGTTACTCTGTTGTGGTGGATAAGCTCTCTCCGGAAAATAGTTCATATGAAGTGCTATACAACATTTACATGACTAAACTTAAACGCTTCGAGACATTTCCATTTGTAAAAAATAAAGTACAGAAAGCGCAATGGATTGAAAGTATATTTCATGACATTGCATTTATAGAATATCTCATTAGGTCAGTTGGTAATTACGGTCACTGGCCAATGAGAGGAGAATCCTGCACAAACTTTGGGAGAGTCTGTGAATTCATGGATGTTTGTCAATTGGATACAAAAAGGCTAATCTCAATGCCAACTGTTGATGATACAGTTGATACTGTTGAAGCACAGTTTACTTTTGATGTGGAGGATCTTTTGGTATAAACGGAGATTACAAATGAAATTCTATGCTATTTTACAGCCAATGGCCATTTGTAATATTGCTGTTTTAATGCCACTTTCGCACACTCATTGTGTTGAATATGAGAAGAAATAACTATGAGCAGAACCTACCTACAATTTAAGGTATCTGAAATAATCAATAAGTATGGAGGAGTAAGAATAGCTGCTCGTGAATTGCAGATTTCCGCCTCTTACCTATCAAGACTAAGAAGCGGGGAAAAAACAAATCCTGGAAAAGACATTAAGAAAAAGCTAGGTATAAAAAGCAAAATAATGTATATCTGGGATGACCTAGACTATTTATGAGAACAGTGAGAGGAAGTGAATATGAATGAAGCAACAGAAATTGCACTAAAAGAAACCCATGATCTCGCACTGGAAACCATGGTGGAATACACAAAAATTCGCGCCTCTTTTCCAGACATGAAATCCCACCAAAGTCAAGAAGCTTTGGAGCGCTTGTATGGAGATTTCATAACCCAGCTAATCATAATTAACCATAAATTCAAAGAAGGCAGACGAGTAGAAAAAGCCACTGGAGGCACTAGAGTATGAGCAAGAATACTAATGTTAAAGAATTAGAAGCCACCTTCAATACATTGTTCGATGAAGTTATTGAAATGCGAGTTAAATATGGGCAGCTAGCCCAACTAGGGGCCGCTCCGAAACATAAAGAGCAGGCTTTGAGACACTTCTTTGCAGACATTAGAAACCTAACTTGGGGGAAAGATGGCTAAGCTGACAACCGTAGAACAAAGTCCATATAAGAAGGTGCTGCTATACGGCCCGCCGAAATCTGGTAAAACAGAAGCCGCAGGTAAACTAGCAGAGAAATATAACCTAGTATATGTGGATATGGAAAATGGGCGAGACACCCTCTTTAAGCTTCCAAAAGAGTGGAAAGACAGAATAGATGTTGTCCGCATTCCTGATACTCGGGATTTCCCAATGGCAATTGAGACTTGTCTTAAAATAATTAGGGGCGCAGACTGTGATATTTGTTGGGAACATGGTAAGATAAACTGTCCCCGCTGCACCGACATTAAAACAAAAGTACCAAAAGAAGGAACGGTAATCAGCAATGTCTGTATGGAGAAACTCTCACAAGCAGACATTATTGTTTTTGATTCTCTCACTCAGCTTACCAATAGCATCATCGCTAACATCACCAAAGGTAAGCCAGATGATTATAAATTAGAACGAGATGACTGGGCCAATGCTGGAAAACTAATGGACATTTTTCTTTCTTGTGTCCAGAACTGGGAGAAGAATATCCTCTGTATCTCCCATGAGATGCCAGTAGAAATGAATGATGGCTCAGAGAAGATTGTCCCAGTAGCAGGAACCCGAAACTTCTCCCGAAATTCTGCAAAGTATTTTGGCGAGGTGGTATACTGTGAGGTGTCAAATAAAAAGCACAAGCTCGCATCCTCCACCACTTATCGAAATAACATTGTCACAGGCAGTAGGGCAGGAGTCGCATTGGAAAGTAAAGAGGTTCCTTCATTGCTTGAATTGTTTTCTTCCGCAGGAGTTTAAGCATGGAAATTGATTACAATGCAATACCCGCATACGATAATTTTGAGGAGTGGTATGCAGATAAAGTGCCAGATAAAGCTCATGACGAAGATTTGAAAAGGGCGGCATTATCTGTTTATGAATCCTCTAAAGCTTTGTATAAAGTGCAGCAAAGTATTAAAAGGGACAGAGAGATAGAATCTCTTATGACTTATTATAAAGCAGCATCAAAAGATGAACTTATTCTCATTCTTAATGGCTTGCTCTCACCGGAAGACAGACGAGGTTTTCATAATGACTGATTCGCTTGAAGGCTATGTGGAAAAGATTAACCAATGGGGCATTGATAGAAACATTACCCCTGAAGGTGGCGCCACTGCTAAAGCGCAGATGGAGAAAGCAGCAGAAGAAATGATTGAATGGTTCATTGCTTACGGAGAGAATTCTCCAGAAGATAGGGTGGATGCTTTCGGAGATATTCTTGTATGCCTAATACAAGCAATGAGACTCTCTGGGGTGACAATGGAGTACTGCCTCTCTATTGCTTGGGCCGAAATTAAAGATCGTAAGGGTACCATGATAAAAGGTAAATTCGTAAAGGAGGACTTATGTAAACATAGATAACCATATGAAATGACATGAAACAATCATTAACATCACCAAAGAAAAGGTAACTGACAATGTCTAATGTAAACTTTGATCTGCTTGATGCCTCTGTAGAAGACCTGGTAGAACTGGAAGCATTTGAGCCGTTTCCTCCCGGTACTTATCGTGTAGTGATTGATTTCTCCGAAAAGGATGTAAACGATAAGCCATCGGTAGAATTCGGCTTTAAGTGCCAAGAAGTAATTGAGCTGTCTGAGGCAACTGCTACTCCTCCAGAAGTAGGTAAGACTGGCAGCATTTTGTATATGCTGTATACGGCAAATGGAGAGGTAAACAGTATCGGCCAAGGGCAACTTCGGGAACTTCTCTCCACTTTGCGTGAGTCAGTCGGAGGAGATACTTCCCGAGAAGTAATGGCAAATGCAAAAGGAGTGTCCGCTGTTGTTACTTTGAAAGTACGACAAGACAAAAAGGATAAGGATAGATTTTATAATTCTCTTACTGCTATTGTTGTAGATTAAGGCAGTAACAATGAGGGGCAGGGAAGCTCCTCTTTTCTTTATTGGAGATAGACAGAATGAGACCTGAAGGAATTGTAATAGTCATAACAGATGAAGACACTCCTTATGTAAGCAGACTTAATTCTGCTCTCCAAGGTGTACCAGTGCGCGTAATTAAAAAAGCATTCACCACACTTTCAGAACTTACAATTCCTCTAAAGAAAGCTGGCATCAAACATGTCATAAGCACACGCCCTGACTTACTTATGAAGCTAGTACCCGCTGGCCTCAAAGCAGTTGCAAAAATAGATAATTATGCAGGCAGTATTCTTGAAAGCGACGGCATTGAATTTCTTTTCATAGACCCACTAAAGCAACTTGTGACAGTTCCTTATGGAGAATTCCTTGCCGCCCGGTATATAAGTAAATTCATTTCTCCAGAGAAGTGGCATTCATCGTCAGCACTACAATGGCGCGTAATCAAAACAGAAGAAGATTACCAGGACGCAATACAGATGCTAGAAGGGAGTGACCTAATTGGAGTTGATATAGAAACTGGGGTCGCGCCAGATTATCCTATTACTATGGTAGGATATTGTGGTCTGAACCTAGAAACAAATACTTCCAACGCATTTGTGCTTCCAATGGATAGCATGATTTCTGTATCCATGATGCGCAGACTTAATACACTGTCCCCTCCAAAGGTAATGCAGAATGGGAAATATGATGCTGCATACTTTTTCAAATACAGTGCGCCTCTTTATGGGTGGTATTTTGATACTGTAAACATGCTTCATGCTTGGTATTCAGAGCTTCCAAAAGATCTAGGAAGCGTATCAGCTTTCTTCCTCCGAAACAGCATGTATTGGAAAGATCTCTCTAAAGGAAACACAGCAGATAAATATAAATACAACGCGCTAGACACTTGGGCAACAGTAGATAGCGCAGTAGCCTGGATTAAGGAAGCCCCAGATTGGGCAGTGCAGAATTATCTCCATAAATTTCCAATTAACTTTCCTTCCCACATGTGCGAGATGCGGGGACTTAAACGAGACCCAGAAAGGTTACGGGAAGCGGCAGCAGAAGAAGAAGAAGCGCAAGAGGTAATTCTTAAATCGTTACAGATAGCAACTGATACACCAAAATTCAACCCTAGCTCCCCCAAGCAAGTGGTGGCATTATTAAAAATTCTCGGCCATAAAACCACAGAGAAAAGTGGGGAAGCTATCTTACAAGAACTAATGACTAAGCACCCACTCACTGCATATTTTTGTGAGAAAATTCTAGATTACCGAGGCAGAAGGAAACTCAGTAGCACTTACCTCAAGACAGGCTCCGCTGCATCAGAATACAAAGGCAGAGTTCTTTACGCCCTAAATCCGCATGGCACAGACACAGGTAGAAATGCAAGTAAGGAACACCATTTTTGGTGCGGACTGCAGATTCAAAATATTCCTAGAGAGGGGCCAGTTAAAGGAACTATCATTGC